CCGGATATCGTGGATGGCACCGGTCTCACCTCCAAGCTCTATTACAAGCCGCATCGGAGTACCCCGGACACCGATCCGGCCGTCAACATATATTCGGCCTCTATCGTCCCGGACCCAGGCGGCACTACAATGTCCCAGTTTAACGTCCCTGCGGCGGATAACGGGATACCAGGAATCTTCTGGTGGAGAGTCGATGCCGTCGATATCAATAGCAAGGTAAGGACAGCGGCCGGTGGGCCTCTATGGGTGGAGGGTGTATTATGGTAGCCGGAAGGGAGACTACTCCCAAGGATGTCAAGTCAACACAGCGCCTGATGGAATACTGGGCGCACGGCGAGGGTGCCGCTAAGATCGGATGGGGCGTTGGCGGTGATTTCGACCGGTGCGTTACCCATCTGAGCAAATACGTCTCACCCGCTATCGTGAAGGGCCTTTGCTCAAATCTCCATCAGCGCGCTACCGGCGCGAGGCCCGGCCACGCTCCCGGTGAGAAAGCCGCTGAGGCCGCTAAGAAAGCTGCCCATTAATCGGGACTTCCCTTATGACCGGGATAGGCGTATTATCCGGGCTAATACCGTGCGCATTCTCGCAGGAGGAACGGGATGAGCGAGGCTGGGGCCGAAACAGTAGGCGACGGCGACGGAACGGAGCCGCAAGCCGGTACACCCGTAACGGGAGAGGCCCAGGAAGACCAGGAAGCTCAGGACCTACTCGCCGGAATGACCCAGAACGATCCGGCAGAGCTTCAGCGTCAGCTCGATCATTGGAAGACGCAGGCACGTAAGCACGAGGGACGCGCAAAGTCGAATGCGGCTGCGGCCGCAAAGCTCCAAGAACTTGAAGACGCGAATAAGTCTGAGCTTGAGAAAGCTCTTGAGGCGCAGAAGGCGGCTGAGACACAGCGAGATGAGGCACTCAATACGCATTCTCGCGTAATGGCTGCGGCCGCGCATAACCTCCCAGTTGAACTCATAGACCACCTCGGTTCCGGAACGGATGAGGAAGTCAATGAGCGGGCAGGGCTATTCTCCAGGGTTATCGAGACGCGAGCCCAGGAGCTAGCCGAACAGATTGTAGCAGGCCGGAACGGCGTGCCATCGACAGGCGGTAGGCCGGTCGAGTCTCTCAGGCCAGGATCACAGCCGTCGCAGGGCGGAACGCCCACGACGCCGGATGAGTGGTTCCGGAATTTGCTACAGGACCGTTAGGCTCGCTCCGCGCTCCGGAGCGCGCGGGAAGGCACGCTAAGCATGACTACCTACAACCAGGGTGTGTTCCGCTCATCCGGAACCCCTGACCCGCTCGTACCGCAGCCGCTCGCTGCGGATATCATCCAGGAGGCCCCGAAAGCCAGCGCGGCTCTCAGCCTCATGAACCGCACGACTCTCTCTTCCAAGACCCAGCGCATGCCGGTCCTCGACGTTCTGCCGGTTGCCTACTGGGTCGGTGGCGATACCGGGATGAAGCAGACCACTCAGCAGCAGTGGAAGAACGTCATCCTGGTCGTTGAGGAACTGGCCTGTATCGTCCCGATCCCGGAGGCGTACCTAGACGACGCAGACGTTCCGCTGTGGTCCCAGGTCCAGCCGCGTATCACGGAGGCCGTGGGCGCGCTGATCGACTCGGCGGTGCTCTGGGGAGTCAACAAGCCGGCCACCTGGGGTGAGTCCGTTTTCGTCGGCGCAACCAAATCCGGCCACTGGGTTACGGAGGGTGCCGGCGTTGACCTCGGTGTGGACGTTTCCAACCTGGGCCTCGCCATGGCCCAGAGCGGCTATACCGTCAACGGATTCGCGGCTATGCCAGGAATGTCCTGGAAGCTCACCGGCCTCCGGTCGGCGCAGGGTGTCCCGATCTACCAGCCCAATATGCAGGCCGGTCCCGGAGGGAACCTCTACGGCTACAACCTCTCTGAGGTCAACAATGGCTCCTGGATCAACCCCACGGCCGGAGCCCTGATGCTCGCCGGAGACTTCACCAAGTCCATCATCGGCATCCGGAATGACATCAGCTTCAAGATGTTCACGGAAGGCGTCATCTCGGATGACACCGGCAAGGTCATCCTGAACCTGATGCAGCAGGACTCTGTGGCGATGCGGATGACGATGCGCCTCGCCTACGCGACGGTCAACCCGGTCACGATCATGCAGCCCGCTTCCGCGATTACGGCCCGGTGGCCGTTCGGCGCGGTGCTCGGTGTCGGCACGACGGCTCCGGCCGGAGGCGCGATCTCCGTCATCTCCACCTACCCAGCCGGGACGCTCATGGCGGCAGACGGCTCCCTGGAGGAAGACCAGGAGGCCCTGGAAGCCCAGCAGAAGTTCGAGCGCGAGCAGGCCCAGGAACGGCGTCCAGCCCGCACCGCCCGCTCCAGCCGCGCAAAGTCAGAGGAATAGGAGGGACTGCGGGAGATGGCCCAGGGACCGGCTCGCACCACAAGCGTACTACTTGCTAATGGGTACTGGCAAACCCAGTCAGGGCCGGTCACGACCGCGCCCGGTAATGGCAAGTACAATGCCGATAACTGGGCCTCTCCCACTATGATAGCTATTGCCGGGACAGACAACGATGGCTACGACCGGCACGCAGGCATAATGAACCTGAAGTCAGGCGACCAGATAACGGAGCTTGGCACCAACAATAGCCAGAATTACCAAACGTGGACGGTGACGTCGGTTACGGACCAGGGCACATGGGTCCAGATAGGCGTTAGCGTAATCGGAGCGGGCTCCGCTTTCGTGACTCCCGGAATGAACCAGACCAGGCTACTCCAGTTTCTTCAGGTAATAGCGCAGGAGACACCGCCAGGCCAGCCTTCCGCTAGGCTGCCTAACCTCGCCACACCGGATGATATCGTGGCGAGGCTAGGCCGGTCCCTTAACCAGGTCGAGATGGCCCGCGTTGATGCCCTACTCGCGGATGGCTCCGCCATTATCCGCAGGTACTGCCGGGAAGACTTTACTTATCACGCAAACGATTCCATTACCGTTGCGGGCGACGGTGGGATTATCAATATGGATATGTGGAGGCCGGTTACCCAGATTGCCTCCGTCACCGCACTCTCCGGAGTCACAGCCATAGCGGATCTACCGGTTACCTGGTACGTGTTCGATGGGATTTCCGAGATCAATGTGCCAAGCCCGGAATACGCAGGAGTCATCAACCTGCCAGAAGTCTGGTATGAAGAGACTTTCTGGTGGGGCAGTTCCTTCCGGGTAACGGGCTCGCACGGCTATCAGTATACGCCGGATGATGTTATGGCCGTACTATGCCCGGCCGTCGTATCGGAGCTTTCTACCCCAACGCAATCCGCGACTCTCGCGAGTGAGTCTATTGGGGCTTACTCGTACTCGATGCGGCGTACGAGCGGGGCAGGCCTCAGCGCTGCCCTGGCCGACGCAGGAATGAAGACGGCTCTCGCGGATTACCGCAAGTCCCAGGGAACCATAAAGGTGAGGATGTAATGCCAGTCAGCTGCGATGTTAACGCAAGCCCTTCCGCTCCGGCCCACGGCGAGACCGTGACCGTGACATATTCTGTTACCGGAAATGACCCAATCGATCCGACTTCCGCGACCATCACCGGCCGCGTGGTCGTGGGAGGGACGCCATATGACGTCTCGACTGCGGTCACGCTTCCCGGAACGCCAGCGGCCTCCGTTACGTATGACGTGCCGCTCTGCACCGGCCTCTCATTCATCTCGACTTCCGACCCAGCCGTCTTTACAGCCGTTGTTCCGTGACCGTTACCATTACCGGTGCAGTAACTGTCGGAGGCGAGCGGTTCCCGCTCTCCGTCGATATCGAGCTGCCTGACGCCGGAGGGAGGAAGGATGTTCCCGTACGGCCAGACCGTGACGGTGATTAACCGTACCGTCTCCGGGAAGGACACATACGGCAATGACACCTATGCGGAGGCCCGTACCGATATCCCGGACTGCGTAGTCCAGACCTCTATCTCCAGCGAGCAGATCGAGTTCACGGACCAGGTAAGCGACGGCCTTACCATTTTCTTTCCGTACGGAACGGATGTCGATGCCATCGATGCGGTCGAATACAAAGGCATCCGGTATGAAATGCAGGGCAATCCCTCCGTCTGGGTCTCACCTTTCTCCGGCCATACCGCTCCCATTCAGGTAAGTGTTACGCGGATTACGGGGGCATCGGTATGACGGCCTCATTCAATCCAGACCACGCCGGAGTCGGCCGGATGCTCCGGAGTGATTTCATCGAGGGCACCATGGTAGTGTTCGCGAATGGCATCAAGCTCCGGGCCGAGATCCTCGCGCCTGTCGATGAGAAAGGCCCGCATCCCGGACGGTACAAGGCAGGCTTTAAGATCCGGCACCATAGTCACGGAGGCGCGACCAAGGACCGGGCTGAGGCTTTTGTATACAATGATACCCCGGAGGCCGTATTTGTTGAATTCGCCCGATGGGGCGATGAGCCATACCACACGCTCGCTAACGCGGCATTCCAGAGGTTCTCATGACCGTCCCTGTCTTCCCGGATATCGAGCTACTGCTGCTCGAATCCCTCGTGCCGCTGAATCCCTCTATCCGCTTTGTAACCGTTATGCCGGCCGGTGACCCAGAGACGACTACCGCGAGGATACACCGCATCAGCGGAGCCGCTAGGAATATCGGAGCCGACCAGCCTATTGTTGACATTGATGTATTCGGGTATAAGAATGACACTAACGCCGTTTCGGCATCCGCTAGGAATATCCAGGCTCAGGTCCTTTCATTCGCAGGAAACAAGTTCACGAACGGAGTTATTCAGCACGCATTCGTTATCGCAGGCCCACGACAGGTACCGGAGGCAAATCCAGCTCTAGTCCGGTTCTCCGCAACGTACGAGATCCGCGTACATTCCTGAAAGGAAGCGCAATGCCTACACAGCCCAAGGAAGGTATCACTGAGGAAGTCCTGGCATCGGTCGAGCCGTTCGGCCTTACCCCGCCAGCGACCGGAACCTACAAGGACAATTCCCTGCTCTACGCGGCCGGTGACGTCGTGGTGTGGGTCGGCCAGCCCAACAACGCGAGTCCCTCCGTCGCATTCGAGGACCCCACCACACTCGGCACCGGCATCTACAAGTGCTGCGGGTGGAGTGACGTCTCCGGCTACATCTTCAAGCTGGACGAGACGATCAAGGACATTCCTGGGGCCGGAGTCCTAACGCCGGTACGGTCGATTCTCACAGGCGGCTCCAAGACGGTCCAGGCGATCTTCCTGGAGGCCCTCAACCCATACGTCCGGGCTCTCTACGATGACGTGCCGGTGTTCCCGGTCGCAAGCTCACCTCTCAAGCCTGCGACGACTCCGCCACCTCCGCTAGCCACGAACCAGGTCAACTACGTCATCCCTGACCCTCCGGCCGATAACCGGTATGCTCTCATTTTCGACAGCATCGACGGCACTAAGCGGCAGCGGCTCTACGCTCCCAACGCGAAGGTCACCGCTCGCGGTAACGACCAGGCCCAGCAAGGTGACATCGTCATGACGGACCTCACGTTCACGCTCTACCCCGGAACCATCGGCTCCATCCAGAACGCCGTTGCTACGCGGGCAATCGACTACGGCAAGTCGATGACCGCCTACTTCACGTGACCGGGAGACGGACATGACGGAGCTTAAGGCTGCAGCGAGCCCAGACGGCGATGAGCCGGAGGTCGATGTTGACCTTGACCTGCTCGATGAGACGCTACGCCGTGAGGCCGTAGGCGAGGCGACCACCGTCCGGATTGACGGAGTCGTTATCCACATCCGCCATGCTGGGGAATGGCCTTCCTCTGCTATGCGGGCAGCGGCCTCCGGTAACTGGGAGGAATGGGCCGTGGCCGTGATCGATGATGACGAGGAATACGCGGCCTGGATGAAGGCCGATCTCGCCAACTACCAGATTGAGGCCGTGTTCGCGGAATGCGGACGGCAGGCGCGAATGTCAATGGGAAAATCCAGAAGGCCCTTTGGGTCCTCTCGGAATTCCCGGAGGCGGTAGAGGCAGACCTCCAGCGCTATTACAGCCTGGATCTCGTTAGGCTAGGCTCCGGCCTTTCCTGGCGGAAATTCCTCGTACTTATCGACAGCCTTCCACCGGAGAGCGCATTGAATACTGCGGTGAGAAATATCATGCCAGAGGAAAGGCTGGCCGCTAATGCTGGCGACCCAGTCAAGGGCCGATGGAGCACTGTGGAGAGCCTACTCGCCGCACTTATCGATGAAGTCCGGCAGGTCGGCTGGATGTACGCAAGCGCTCATTCCGATAAAACGATACCCAGGCCGCAGCTAATCCGGCGTCCAGGATCCAGCCGCTCCCGGAGGCTCCGGCCGATACCCCTGGATGCCGCGAGGGCTCTCGACCCACGCCTGCGGGACGTTCCGGATGATGAAGTCCAGGAGACCCTCAACAGAATGACCGGGAGGGTGTGATGGCTGGAGAGATAATTGTCGGAAGTGTAGCCGTTGGCGTAGTCCCGGATGCTCGCGGATGGAATACGCGGCTCCGCGCGGAACTGGTCCCAAGCTCTTCCATGGTCGGTGAAGAAGTCGGCCGCGTAATGGGCGAACGGATTACCAGTAATATGGGAAAGGCTGGTGAAGAGTCTGCCGGGGCATTCGATAAGAATTTCAAGAAACGACTCAAGGCTGCCCTAGCGGCTCTCCCGAAAGCAGACATCAAAGCTGATAGCACGGAAGCGGAAATCAAGATACAGAAGATCCGGCGTCTGCTTGAAGAACTCAGCCACAAGAAAATAGGCATGGATTTCGATACAAAGCTAGCTATGGAAGAGCTGGCCGTTATCGAGACGGAGCTAGGCAAGATAGAACACGACGCCAAGAATATCGACGTACGGTTTAACACGGCGACGGCCAAGGCCCAGCTAGCTCTTCTCAAGCGTGATGTCGGCAAGGTCGAGGGCGGTGGAATTCTCAGCACCATAACAAGGCTTATCCCCGGATTCGGGCCAGGCCTAGGTGGGGCCGGTATCGGAGCCGGAGGGCAGGGCGCAAGCGGTGCTGCATCGGCCGCTAGCGGTGCTGGTGGGCTCCTGACTAATCCGTATGCTCTCGGAGGCGCAGCAGCCGCTGTCGCTGGCATAGCCCCATTTGCGGGCCAGGCCGGAGCCGGGGCACTTATCGGTGGCCTAGGCGCAGGCCTTGCAGGATTGGGTATCCTCGGAGCCCTTTACGGGAACCTAGGGAAGCAGGTAACCGTAACCAATCAGCAGATGACCGCTTCCCAGGACCGTCTCAAGGCAGCCCAGCAACGGCAGGCAGCCGCCCAGGACCGTCTCAACCAGCTACAGAAGAGCGGGAAGGCGACGGTCGGCCAGCTAGCTTCCGCCCATGCAAGCCTCCTGGGTGCTATGGCCGGAGTCGCGAGCGCACAGAATAGCTATAACAAGCTACAGGAGCAGAATAAGGAAGCCCGGCAGACTCAGCGAATTAAGGATATGCGGAATGCCTGGACGGATCTCGGGAAGCAGGCTAAGCAGAGCCTAGCCGAGATAGGTGCCGCATTCGTCCCGGTGATGACTGGTATCTTTAATACCGCAAAAAACGTCATGAAGCAGCTGACTCCAGTATTCGCGGGAGCAGAGCAGATCATTGCCGGGCCGTTCCAGACAATGGTCGATGTTGTCCTGAAGGCATTTACCCGGCCAGCGGTAGTCAAGTCTATCCAGGACGTAGCGAACGCCTTTGCGGATATCATGATGGCATTTACGCCTATGATCCCAAAGATAGCGGATTCCCTCGCCCAGGCAATCTCCGGCGTAGCCGATGCCGTTGCTAAGAATCCACGAGCTATTGCTGACTTTATCGCATTCCTATTCCAGATAGTTATCGGAATCACAAGGGCTATCCAATGGCTAACACTAATAGCTGACTGGATTGAGGCGCACTGGGCCCAGATCTGGACGTACGCGAGCGTCCCAGTCATGGGCTTTGTTGATATGATAAAGGTTGGGATGGCGATAGTCTCCGGCGTTATATCGACTATCCTGAGCCTTATCCAGGGACACTGGGGAGATGCCTGGAATCACATCAAGGACACCGGCATCCGGATCTGGAATGCTATTAAGGATGCGGCCGTACGGCTATGGCATGCCCTTGATGAGGCTCTCGGCAAGGTCATGGATACGCTAGGGCATAATATAGCCGCGCATTTCGATGAGATCCGGCATAACCTCGCGGGCTGGGGCAGGAATGTCCTCCGGTTTATCCGCATCGTCTGGAATGATATCTACGGGGCAACTATCGGAGTCGCTATCCGCATAGGCCATGATATCGAGCGGATCTTCACTCATCTCCGGCACAGCATAGCGAATATCTTCAACGGAGCCCGGCACGAGATAGCGCACATCTGGGATATTATCTACAACAATACCATCGGAGCCATCATCCGGCTAGTCAAGAAAGCTCTCCAGCTATTCTCCGGCTGGAAGACGGATATCGTCAATTTCTTCAGTAATGCAATTAACTGGCTCCTGGATGCCGGTAAGAATATTATCCGTGGCCTCGCTAATGGCCTAGCGGCTATCTGGACTAACGTATCCAACTGGTTCAAGGGCATACCGAACAAGGTTAGCAATTTCTTTTCCGGCGCACTTAACTGGCTACTCGCCCGTGGCAAGAACATTATCACCGGACTATGGAATGGTATCAAGGCTATCTGGACCGACGTATCTAACTGGTTCAAGGGTATGCCCGGAAAGATCCTCAGTGCCCTTGGAATTAAATCACCGCCGCAATGGGCTATTGACGCCGGTAAGCATATCATGCAGGGTCTCCTAAAGTCCTTCGCGCACGGAGCTAAGGACGTCAAGGGATTCTTTGTAGGGCTAGCTAGTAATATTGCTGGGCCGCTTAAATCGGTATGGGGCTCTATCGGTGGATTCTTCAGCAAGCTGATCCATGGTGGCGGTGGCGCTAGCGGAGTCGTTAAATGGGCTGGCCTAGTCAATCAGGCCCTAGCAATGCTCCACCTTCCGGCCTCGCTCGCGGGGCAGGTCCTATACCAGATGCAGACGGAATCCGGAGGCGACCCTGATGCGATAAACCTCACGGACATCAACGCTCAGATGGGAGATCCGTCTAAGGGCCTACTTCAGGTAATCGGCGCGACGTTCGCGGCATTTCACGTTCCCGGAACATCCTACAATATCTTTGACCCGCTCGCGAACATCGCAGCGGCTATCGCCTATGCATTCAGCCGCTACGGGCCGACCCTAATGCGAGGCGGAATGGGAATGGGCTCTGGGCACGGCTACGACTCCGGAGGCTGGCTCCCTCCGGGAGTAACCCTCGCCTACAACATGACCGGCCGTCCGGAACGGGTGCTATCCCACGCAGAGCTTGGAAGCGGATCGATCGGCGGGACGCATTATCACGCTCATTTCGATGGGCTAACCGGAGCCACTATTGATAATCACGTCCGCACGGCATTCCAGGCGATGTCGGTAACAGCCGGGAGCCTAGGCCGTCAGGGCAGGAGGACGTAGGGAAATGTCAACACCGCCAACCCCGCTTCAGATATCGTACATCGATCCGGATAACAGCCTATGGGACCTTTCCGACCTCTCAATGGCAAATGGGTATACCTGCGCCGCTATTGCGGGAATAGATGGCTACCCGGTAGCTATCCAGACCATCCCACTACTCGACGGTACGGCCATCCCGAACTTCTACACGGTCCAGCCAGGAACAATTGCTATTGCCATTATCCTCGCGCGCCCGGCCAGCGATAGCGAAGATGACTATTATGACCTACTTGATAAGTTTGTACGGGCATTCACTCACAGGAGGAATGAGCTACCGGCTCCGGGACAGCTCATAGTCCAGAGGCCGGATGGAAGCTCCAGGGCCATATCCGTCTATACGACTTCCGGGCTCGATACGCCGGAGGTCGGCCTTAACAACGTAATGGTATATTCGCTAGCCCTCCAGACTCCAGACCCATACTGGTATGATCTCATACCGCAGAACCTTGTATACAGCCTTAACGTCGCAACAGGCATTCTCCCGCTACTCCCCATATGGCTATCCGGGAGCACAATCCTCG